CGCTTTCGACGATCTACCGGCGATGAAACTCAATATCGGGTGCGGCAAACAAACGTGGCGGGACTTCTACTGCGTGGATGCCGTGCGCCATCCGAGGGCGACCCGGGAACCCGACCTGCTGCACGCCTTTGAGTTCGCCAAGGATGGGGCGCTGCTGAATCCGATTCCGCTGGCCGACGGCTGCGCGGACGAGTTGCATAGCTATCACTTCATCGAGCATGTGTACCGCTGGGAAGCGCCCCATCTTGTCGCGGAGTTCCGCAGGCTATTGAAGCCCCGGGGCGCGCTGGTTCTGGAGCTTCCGAACATTGCCGCCGCCGCACGAAACCTGCTGGCCGGCATGAACGACCAAATGGCGATGTGGCCGCTGTACGGCGACCCGGAACACCGCGATCCGTATATGTGCCACCGCTGGGGGTACACGCCTGCAACCATTGCGGCGCTGCTGAAGGAATCCGGGTTTACGGACGTTCGCGTACTGCCTCCCGTAACCCACGGGGCGAAGGCGAACCGGGACATGCGGGTTGAGGCGTTGGCGTGATCTACCTGTTCTGCGGCTACGACGAACGCGAGAGTATCGGGTTCGCCGTATTCGCGCATAGCGTGATCGCGCGCGCGACCAAGCCGGTGGCATTGATCCCGCTGTCGTCGATGGGGATGGGAGAAGGCAGCAATGCGTTCACCAAGTCCAGGTTCCTTGTGCCGTACCTGATGGGATTCAAGGGGCGGGCCATCTTCGTGGACGCATCCGACATGCTGATGCTGTCGGACGTAGCAAAGCTGGACGAGCAATTCAGCGCGGACTTCGCGGTTCAAGTTGTGAGGCATCCGGACTACGAAACCATCAATCCGGTCAAATATCGAGGAACCAGCATGGAATCGGAAAACCGGAACTATCCGCGCAAGAATTGGGCGAGCGTGATGCTGTTCAATTGCGAGCATCCAGTCTGGCAAGACATGACGCCGGCCACCATTGCGGGGAAGTCGATGGCAGACCTTCTCTCGCTTGACTTCTGCGGCGAGGACGTGGGGATGCTGCATCCGAAGTGGAACCGGCTGGTGGACGAGGGGCAGCCATCCAGCGGATACGTCCTGCATTGGACCGCAGGTATCCCGGCATTCCCGGCGTATAGGGAAGCGCCAGCGTCCTATGTATGGGAAGCCGAGCGCAAGGCAATGGAAAGGACGGCCTAATGGAATGGCAGATTCAAGGCGCGGACGCGATCCTTGCCAAGCTGAAAGCATTGCCTGATCGGCTTGGCAAGAACGCCATGCGCCGCGCGCTGCGGAAAGGCGCAAGGCCGATTCGCGATGCTGCGCGTGCGAATGCCAAGCGACTGGACGATCCTGCGACCAAGGAAGAAATCGACCGGAACATCGTGATTGCTAGCGGTGGCCGCCGTCGTGAAAAGGAGGTCGATGGGGTGGTAATGCGCGTTGGCGTCATGGGCGGCGCAAGGTTCCGTAGGGGCGCAAGCGATTTGCCTGGCGGAAATACAACCTATTGGCGATTCGTGGAAATGGGAACCAGCGATACCGCCGCGCAGCCTTTCCTTCGTCCGGCTGGGGTCGCACAGGCCGAAAACGCATTCATGGCGACGGCTGCCGCGATGCAAGCCGAAACCGACAAAGAGCTGGCGAAACTCTGATGTACCCAGAAGTGTTTTCCTACGCCGTGGCATCGCCAGCGGTGACGGGGTTGCTTGGCCTGAATCCGACAAGGTTCTGGCCGTTCGGGCTTGCGCCGCAGCCGGGGTCAACAGGCTATGCGCTGCCATACGCCGTCCACCAGCTTGTCTATGGCACGCCAGAGAACACGCTGGGCTGTACGCCGACGACGGACAACGTAGGCATTCAGGTGGACGCCTACGGCAAGAGCGTTACCGAGGCGCGTGCCGTGCTGACTGCACTGCGCGACGCCTTCGAGCCGTATGGATACATCACCGCATACAACGGCGAGACGTGGGAGGCCGATACCGGACTTTACCGCGCGAGCCTGACTGCCGAGTTCTGGGAGGACAGGGGCAGCTAACAATTTTGGTCTGTGCACAGGCCAAAAACGACTGTCGTGAGACAGCCGCAATCCCGCCGTGAGGCGGTATTTCCCATCTGGATGGAAAACCGAAATGAAGACCCAGGGCACTGAGTTGTACGCGATCAATCCCACCACGGGAGCGATCATCACGGTGGGCTGCCCCACCAGCATCGACGGCATCGACACAAGCATCGAGCAGTTGGAAACAACCTGCTTGAACTCTCTGGCGCGCACCTACGAGGCGGGCTTGGCTACGCCGGGAACCGCGACGTTCGGGATCAATGTCGATCCGAAGGATGCGTCCCACAAGCTGCTGCATGACTACAAGATTGCCGGCACCACGCTGCATTGGGCCGTGGGTTGGTCGGAAGACCCCGGCACCGCGCCCACGTCCGCGATGAACTCCGCTGGCGAATACGAGTTCGTGACCCCGACCAGCCGCAGCTGGATTCTGTTCGAGGGCTTCATGAACTCATTCCCCTTCAGCTTCGGCCTGAACGCACAGGTCACTTCGACCGTGGGCATCCAAGTATCCGGCGAACCCGAGCTGATCCCGGCGGCTTGACCTTCTACGGGGAGGTCTGTGGGCAGGCTCGCCACTGTTCCCGCTCCCCTCCTTTCTAGGCGAGAAACATGCAAATCAACGACCTGAAGGCCATCGGCGCCTTCGTGCCGTCCAAGCTCATCGAGCGGACGGTTAAGTTCCAGCGTCCGGTGCAGCGACCGGAATCCGAATGGGAGCATCCGGACATTCCGGAATTGACGGGTGAATTGGCCGACGAATCGGTGACGGTCTGGATTCGTCGCGGCTCCGCTGCGGATGCCATCGAAATGATGCAGGCGCAACGACGCGAACAACCGTTCGTGGCGATCTTCCGTTCGATTTGCCACAAGGATGGCGCGCAAGTGTTCGAGTCGGTCGAACAGGCCGAATCGTTGCAACTGTGGCTGGCGATGCCGCTGTTCGAGGCGATTACGGAGGTCGCCGGGAAAAGCCCAAAAGCCTCACGCCGCAAGACGAGTTCTGGATCGAAGCCAGCCTCGCCTACGGCATCCCGGAAACGGAGCTAAAGGATCGCATGACGGCTGATGATTTCGGCCGTCTATCCCTGTACCGACGCAAGCGCGGCCCGCTTAATCCGATGCTTCGGATGGATGCGGGGTTCGCGTTGCTGGCCGCTAGCGTGTTCAACGCTGCCGGCGTCAAGCGACGCGACGGGCAGCCGTTCCAGCAATCCGACTTCATGCAATGGGCGCGGGATGAAGAACCCGAGGCGTCCATCGAATCCGTGTTCGGCCTCCTGCAATCGAAGGCCGCTGAATCAAAGGACAAGAAACGCTAATGGCTAATCGAAGCCTCGGGCAGCTAACCATCGATCTCGTTGCAAAGATCGGCGGCTGGACGGACGGCCTATCGAAAGCCGAGCGTGAACTGGACGCGCGCACCAAGCGCATGAACAAGAAGGCGTATGACTTCGGTCGTTCGCTTGGCGCATCGATCAAGTCTGCGGCCGGATCGTTCCTTGCCTTTGCTGGCGTCACGGTGTCCATCGGTGCGGTCGTCAATAGCCTGAAATCCGCCATTGACCGCGCGGACGAATTGCGCGATGCGTCCATCCGGCTGGGCGTTGGCGTCGATGTCCTGTCGAAGTGGAGCTATGCCGCAAAGCAAACCGGCACGGATATAGATGGGTTGAACAATGGGCTGAAGCTGCTGGCGAAGAATGCCAGCGAGGCGCTCGATCCGAAGTCAGACAAGGCCCGGCTGTTCAATGCGCTGGGGATTTCAAGGGATGACCTGACCGACCTCACGACGCTTGTTCCGAAGGTCGCCGATGCGTTCAAGCAGCTTCCGGATGGCCCTCAGAAAGCGGCTGTGGCGATGGAGCTGTTCGGCAAGTCCGGTGCGGACCTGATCGAGTTCCTTAACCAAGGTTCCGATGGCCTCAAGACCTTCGGCGACCGGGCGCAGCAGCTTGGCATCGTCATTTCGCAGGACACCGCGAACGCTGCGGATGAGTTCAACGACAAGCTGGATGACCTGAAAACGGCGTTCACTGGTCTTGCCACACAGGTTGCATCCGATCTTCTTCCGTCCCTGACAAAGATTGTCGATTGGGCGGTCGAGTTCGTTTCCGATGGCGACAATGCAACGACCATCGCCGAAGATTTGTCCGAAGCATTGAACGGCGTCGCCGCTGCTGGTGACGCCATTTCTCACCTGATCGGGAT